ATTTGATGAGACACAGCAACGTAAAGAAATTGCTAGGTTTGTTAACGATAGCTTTGGTGGTATAAATTGGTTTGATGCTGCTACTAGTGCTCGACAAGAGTTTGCTAGAAGAATGGCAGACTCTACTAGAGGCACTGGGATAGCAAGCAAAACACTAGATAAAGTTTCTGAAATTAAATCTAGAGCTTCTATGGCAGCATTTAGTCCTGCTGGTCGTAGAGGTCTTCAGTTGGCTTTGTTTGCTCCTGACTGGACCATATCTACTGTCCGTGCTTTTACTGCTGCTCTACCTAAGCAACTCAATCCTACTAAGTGGCAACCGGTAGAAGGCATTAAGGGTATGATGACACCCACTACAAAAGCAGACTACGCTAGGTTGTATCAATTCAAGACTGCTTTGACGTACTTTACTTTGATCAATACCATTAACTTGCTGACTGCCAATCGTCCTGTTTGGGAAAATAAAGATCCTACCCGGATAGAGTGGCCTGATGGTACATCCATGCAAGCTATGAAGCACGCTATGGAACCGTATCACTGGATGATGGACCCAGCTAAAACACTCTCTAACAAACTTGGGTTTATTCCTAAAGCCACTGTTGTTGGTATTGCTGGTGTTGAGTATGCTAGTTCTTCTGCTCAAAAACTAGTTGATCCTAGTGCTTTGGGTAGACTTAAAGCTGTTGCTAGTATGTTCTTACCTTTCCAAGCTTCTGCTGCTATAGCTGCTCCTCCAGGAGAAGGTACTAAGAGAGCGGTACTAGGAACAATGGGCTTACCTGTTTATGGTGCTACAGCAGAACAAAAGAAAACAGCTAGAGCAGAACGAGAACTAATTCTTAAAGAAAACTCTTGGAAGTACCATGAAAAAGAAATAAAAAGAGGTAGAGAAGAGCCTTCTGCAAAACATGATCAAATTAAAAGATCTTTGGAACGCAGTAGAAAAAAACTTGAAGAACAAAAAGGTGAGCAATGAACCTAAACACACCTATTCCACAAGATAAAATTGAAGAGTCTTTTGTTTGGAGAGATTGGTTTCAAAGGCTTAGCAATAAAGTCTTTGGGAACATGGCTGACCAGAACTCTAATGATGTGTCCATTACTGGTGGTAGCATTAAGGTAGATTCACTAGCTGTTACTAGTGGTAAAGATGGTCAACTTCTAATAGGCAGAACATCAGACCACAAGTTTACTCCTGCTTACCTTACTGCTGGTACTGGTGTATCCATAGCTACTGGACCATCAACCATCATCATCTCTCAAGATAACAACCTAACAAAAAACTATGGTGCCTTTCAAGATCTAGGCACAGCACAAACAGCAGCAGCAAACACAGTGGTTCAACTTAGAATTGACACTGTTGACTTTACTCATGGAATTACAAAAGCTTCTGGTTCTAATCAAGTACACATTACTAACGCAGGTGTTTATAGCATTATCATTAGTCTTGAGTTGTCTAACGACGCTGCTAACTACGATGACTTTACTATATGGCCTGCTATCAATGGTGTAAACCAACCTGGGTCTGCTAGTGTCATTGCTGTACCTGTTAAGAAAGGTGCTAGAAATGGTCACACTATCTTGACAGTTCAATATACTTTTCCATTTAGTGCTGGTCAGTATTTTGAATTCTTTTGGCACAACAATGATGGTAATGTATCCATTCTCACATTCCCAGCAAGTACGGTTGCACCAATTCATCCGTCTGCTGCCGCTGTAATCCTTTCTGTTATTCAAGTAGCTTAACTTATGAACTTCTCTGACACTGGTCTGTCCCTACTTAAAACTCTAGAGGGCTTTAAGGGTAAACCCTACCCTGACTCTGGAGGTAAGATGACTGTTGGCTATGGTCATTTGATTGTTAAAGGAGATGGTGTATCTACAAACAACACTATTGATCAAGTTAAAGCTACTGAACTTCTAACTAAGGATGTACAGAACGCTGTAACTTGTGTAAGCAATTGTGTTACTAGTACCATTAACCAAAATCAGTTTGATGCCTTGGTAATCTTTGCTTACAACGTAGGTAACCATGCTCTACAAAACTCTACTTTGTTAGCTAAGCTTAATGCTGGTGATTTAGAAGCTGCTAGTAAACAATTTCTTGTGTGGAACAAAGTAAAGTTTAAAGGTGCTTTTTTAGAAGTTGCTGGTCTTACTAATCGTAGGCTTGCTGAACAGAAGCTCTTTAACACTCCTGTAGGAGTTTAAGATGGGACTTGATGCCACTGGTCTAAGTGCTATCTCTGATCTTGCTGGTACAGTTATCAACAAGATATGGCCTGACAAGAGTGAAGCTGAGAAACAACAACTAGCTGCTGCTGTTATGGTTGTTCAAGGACAACTAGACATCAACAAGGTTGAAGCTAGTAATCCTAGTGTATTTGTATCCGGTTGGAGACCAGCTTTAGGTTGGGTGTGTGGTGCTGCTTGTGCTTGGAACTGGATTGGTCTTCCTATTGTTAAGGTTGCTATAGGTTTTACTTCTTACAAATTGGAAGTAGCACCTGCTGACATATCAGAAATGATGCCTATCCTCATGGGTATGTTGGGTCTAGGTGGGCTAAGAACCCTAGAAAAAATTAATCATGTAGCTGCTAAGTAATAACATAAAAAAGCCCCTTAATAGGGGCTTCTTACTTTTAGGAACTGTGTTACTAGTTACACACCACAACTTCCACCCTTACCACTGATGTCACAGATGTCATGTTCTTCAAAGATGACACCCTTGTGCTTCATAGCTTCTTCGTAAGGGACTTCGGTTAGGGGTTGACCTCCACGACTTCCATCTGGATAGCATGTGAATCCGCGAAGCCTCGGAGCATACTTAGCAAGTATTGATGCAAACACTCCAACTGAACTTTCTTCGTTCCCTTTTGCATTCCACGAAGGAAGATTGATTGTGGATGAAATTGACATGTCAACATAATCTTGTACGTCTGCTTGGAACTTAATTCTTTGCTCATAGTTATGGCTTAATTTGTAGGCAGTATCAATCGACTCTGGGGCAAGATCATACTCTTTGATAAGGAGGTCTGCGGTGGAGTCAACAACATATTCATATTTCCACTTTGTACCATCGGTGAGATAACGCCTTTTATAAGCGACAGAGAATAGTGGTTCAATTCCCGTTGTAGTACCTGCAAGGATTCCAATGCTCCCAGTGGGTGCAATTGCTCGATATGCTGCTGGACGAGAGACAAACAATCGGTCACAGTGATTGTTGGCTGCTGATTCTGATCCATCTTTGTATTCCTTTAACCAAGTGTGTAGTTCTGGTGTTACTTCGTAGGAGCTTTTTCTTTTGAGGAGCCACTCGTGTATACCCATAAGGCCCAACCCGAGCCTTCGGTTCTTCTCTCTAACCTTATAGACTTTCTCGTAAGGGAGATCTGCTCGTAGTGTCCCGCAGACAAGGAATTTACTTCCCAGTTCAACCACCGATTTGAACTCTTCCAGACTCTCAATATTGCCCATATTGATTGAGCCAAGATTGCATACGTCACTATCATCTTCAGACGTAACTTCGGTGCAGGCATTTCTAAGCGTTTCATTTTGCTTATCTCCGAAGTTAAAGGAGAACCCTGGTTCACCAGTCTCCATTGCTTGACGAACATTCTGTAGGAAAACAGGGTTGTCTGCTAATCCACCATCTAAAGAAGCATCATCGTAGTTAACACTGATGTTAGTCATGTCCAAAGGAGCATGAGCATTAAAGTCTTTCTCTTTAGCAGCTCTTACTTCTGGTGTCCAGTTCTTAGTAACAAGGAACTTATTAACGTCTGGATGTTGCCAATTAAGACTCGCGTAGATTGCCGAGCGTCTGCTGCCTCCTTGCATGACATTACGCCCGATTTCATTGATCGCATACATGAGTGGTATAGGTCCAGAAGCAGTGCCTCCAGTTCGGCTAAGTGTTTTACCTGCTGCTCTAAGCCTTGAGTAATCAATTCCAATACCTCCACCAGTCATGAGGCAAGACATAGCTCGCCAAGTTACTGAAGACCACTCTTCCCGAGTGTCCTCTTCAGCACGAAGAAGATAACAATTGTTATATGCCTTGAAGGGTCTACCTGCGTAGTACAGGTATCGACCACCTGGAACAAACTTCATCTCTTTAATGTACTGTGCAAGTTGTTTACGGTCACTGTCTGACATCAACTTGTTACTAGTACCCCAACGAGTACCACAAACATCCTCTACCAACCTGTCAGCAAGCTGATCCCAGGTGTCACTAGGGTTTTGTGCGTACTTAAATCTAAAAATGTTAGCTGCAAAGCTAGTCTTAAAGCTACCGTCTATCGTCTTGGTCATCATCATCAACACAATCCTTTTGTAAAAAGTCTTTATATTTTTTAGACTTCTTTATGTCTTCGGAGCTAAGGGAATGCTTTACCCTATAGGTCTTTGTCTTCCAGTTAAAACCTCCTTCTGTTCCTTTGTTTTTGTGATCTTTCTTTTGTTTGATAGTCATGGTGGTGTCTAGCACAAAACAATTATCAACCCAATAACACACACTAGGATTAGTGCCCAAAGCAAGCTACTTCTAAAAGCAGATCGGTAGTACAACAAGTCTGCATCCTGTTCTTCACTCATTTTACGTTTTACTCCTTTCAGGCCAGTGTTTTGGTCTGTGATACCAGTGAACAACCATGTGTTTGTCCTCATGCTTATCAGCATACTTGGTAACTTGTTTTAGGTTATCAGAGTCAAAACAAGTCCAACTCCAATGTTTACCATCCCACCAACGTAAAGTGTGGTGACCCGTAGGCCACCAACCAACACTAGGAGGACGAGAAGTATACGCTCTTTGACTAAACAATTCTTAATCCCATAAATTCTGCTAGTTGAAAGACACTGTTGGGTGCATGAAGTCTATTAGCATTGCGAGGTAGAGACTCACGAGCTTTGAGCTTCTTTACAAGAATACGTTTTGCTTCACGCATCTTCTTGAGAATCTTAGCTTCCGCTATTTCATCATTACGTAGCGCATCGTAGAACTGAGGTTCAACCCACAGTGCCCCGTACAGCTTCAGGACTCCAAGCTTGCGGTTGATTGTAAGCAATCGGTTTACTTTGTCTTTGCTAAATGTTACTAGCAACGCTGCTATTTCTGCAGAACGTAAACCATTAGGTAACCCCATAACAACGGAAGCACAACGCGCAACATCTGGACTGCTATCTTGTATCTGTGACATCACACACACTGCGTCATATAGTCTAAATACCACGCCGCTTTTTCGATGGACTCTTTGCCACCCTTGTGCCGTTCCCGCCAGATGTATTTCATGGCGTTGCCCTTGCAGTAGCCCCGAAACTCTTCCTCAGTCAGCGCTGACTGGATCGCCTCGATGCACTCAATCGCCCCTTGCTTGTAGTGCGGTGGGCTTTTTACGTTGTCCTGCGCCGCCCGGTGAGCAGCCCGCGCTGCCGAGTCGGCATCAATTGGTGAGTAAGTGTCCGGCCAAGGTTGTGTAACTTGTTCGCGTGTCATTTTCCGTCGTCCGTCATTGAGTTGATGTGTCGGATTGCGCATTCGTAGTGACGCGGACCAAACGTCCAACATTCCGGCGAGTGCGTACCGATGTGGCCTTCTCTGGCATCTTGGTACTTGAGTTCTCGCTTGAGTCGCTCGTTCTCTGCTAAAGCATCGCCTAGTAGAAGGTCCAACTTGCGTTCGGTTTCAGTCATCTCACCCTCACTAAAATAACACCAATAAGTACGCCAATCAAACCACCAATCAGCCCGCTACCAAATGCAAGTAAAATTTCAGTCATGTGTTTTTTCTTTTAAGGCAGTTACTAAGAACAGTCGCAAAGTCCATCAGGCTACGATATGTCTTCGAAGGTTGGCAGTGGTCGTGTATAAACTGCCCCATTTCGCTCTCGGTCAACCCCTGCCATTGGGGCTTCGGTTCAATCCAGAACAACTCTCCAATCTGATCTGCCGTGTACTCTGCAACGTCGTTAGCGCCCCACTTAACCAGCGTTTTGCCAGATGTGGATGTAGCCTCTACAGTGCAAAGTTCGTCGGTTTCAATGCATCTCAAGATGTCGCCTCGGATTAGTCCCCCCAACTCTTTTGAACAGGCATAACATAGCATTGCTCGTTTACACGTTTCCCCGCAGCAGTCCCCCTGCGGCTTTGTGTAAAGCGGCAAAGCTCTTTGGTTCTCTTTAATATCGGTTGGGTTATCGGTTACATACACAGAATTCCCGTCTTCTGTGTAAACCATATATGCTATGGGTTCAGTCATTGCGTTTTCCGGTGAACGTATACCGATACTCCTGTGTCAGGATCTGTGTAAACTAATTCAGGTTCACACCAGCAGTTCTCACTATCAATGTGTTCAGGTTCTTTGGGTAGGTCTTCCTCCCCTTCCGTTCTTCCCCAGTCGCATGACATTACGGTTTCTCCTTCCTATTCCTTGCCAGCGTAGCAACAATGTTTGCCTCTAGTATGCCCTGCTCATACCCCATCAAGAACATCTCTACAAACATCCATTCGTAACACCGGGCGATAACAACATCCTTGCCGTAAGGCTCTTTTTGCGCAACGACATTGATGGTGTTACTACCATCCCCACGCTCAAGACGGAACCCATTTTGTTCGGCCCTATCTTTGCACCATGCAATGCGGGATTCAATGATCCAGGGGTTTGGGTTAATGCTCATTTTTTACCCCAACCTACGCCATAACAAAACACTACGAACGTCCATACCAGGAAAAGCATTAAGTTGTATAGCTCACGATCAATCATGGCTCAACCCCAAAGTTTTCTTTAATATCATTTACCAACTCAACTGCCCAGGTTGGCGCTGCATACTGTGCAGCTTCATTTTCAACCATCTTGATACATTCCCGCACAATCAACTCAGCGAGCTTCTGCGAATACAACTGCTCCCGTGTGTAGCCGGTTTCACCTTTGGCGTACTCTTCCCATGACCACTGGTAGGCCTTCTCAATAAGTTCGTTAACTATCCTGCTGTTGTTCACGGCTTAACTCCAAACCGAAGTCTAATCATCCTAGCGCAGTTATCAGCCACTGCTTTAAACCGACGTGCTTCTTCACCTTCGTGCATTGCATCAATAACTGTTCCAACATTCTCACATTGGTCTATGCAATCCTGCAATATCAACATGGCAAACTTCTCAAGTTTAGTTGGAATGTTTTCTGGATTGTGGACTAGTAGTTCAGCTTCTTTCGCCAGTTCTCTAATTCGCTCGTTCATTCTGCTACTCCAAAGTGTTCTTTGATCCTAGTAACAACTTGATCGGCTTTGTCCCAATCAGTGATGGATTGAACCTCATCCCTAGCCTGCTCACAGCACTCCCTAACAATAGCTTCAGCAGCCCGTTGTACGGTCTCTCTCCACCCGAAGATCATGTCTTCGTAATGGAGTAGCTCCCCGCACAGCTTCTGGATGTTCTCGTTCATGCCACCCCCATCAGTTGACGAACAATGCGTACACGCACAATCTCCATCGTCCCACTCATCTTTTGTTTCACTGCATCGCAACATTCTTTAGCCGAGACTAAGCTCAAATACGTTTGCACAACGCATGTGGTGTAATTCTCCTGATTGGTTGGCATAAACCAAACTTCAAAAACTTCTGTTTCACCAAGGCTAAGCTCTTTCATCGGCTCACCTCCACTTGTGCTTTTGGGTGGTTTCTACAGGCTTGCAGATAGTCCATACAAAAGGGCACGAAGTGTTCCCATATGCCCCAACCATTTGGAGAATTAAACCTTTCAAATCGGCCTTTCTCTGTTGCTAGCAAAGCAACTCCCTTTTCTAGAAGATAAATCATTTGATTGGCATGGGTAATACCAATCTCCTCTGGTTTCCACAAGCATTTGTAAATGCCAGCTTCCTGGGCCATCCTGCCTAGGTTGTGTGTAATATTTCTGCTGTAAAGCTCGACACCATCATTTGTAAGGTATACGTCTAAGCTCATGTTCCCATCCTTTGTTTGATGTCAGCAGTCAACAAAGCATTACGGTATTCTTGATGTTCCTTGCGGATAGACCTAGCGTGAGGAACTTCAGTGTGTGGTTCATCAAAGAACACCCTTAACTTCATAGAGGTGTCATTCTGAAAGGCATCTGGATACTGACGCTGTAGATGTTTGATGAATTTGTTAAGCTCAGTGTTTTCAGTATCCAAAAACTGTCCCCTAACTTTTGTTCGGGTGTGAGCTTTGATGGCATCACGTTGTGGCTGTGGTAGTTTGATCATATGTTTCTAAGTATGTAGTTGGTCCAGTGGCTAGTGTCTGCAAACGTACAAGCATCCAAACCATTCTTTTTAGCCCACTCTATGTACCCCGTAGGGCTAGTCTTGTAGAGAGGTTGATCTCGTTGGAACACATAGAGGATTGTTATGTCCGGGTGTTGTTCCTTGATGAGTAGAGCTTTCTTCCTGTCTGCTGCTACCCAAAGACCCTTGGTCTCTATGTAGTAGTTCTTAGTAACAGTGAAGTCTGGTGTGTAGCTGTGTTTGCTTTCAGGGATTAGGTACTTGATCTTGTCTTGTTCATAACCAAGATTCCAACCCCTAGCTTCACAAGCAGTCTGGAATCTAACTTCCAAACCACTTCTATAGCCTGCTTGTAGATGTTTCTTAGGCCGTGGCATTAGGGGGCATCCACATGTCGTTAGGCTTCTGCCAGATGTAGAGTAGCTTCATGTTGAGGTGGAATCTTTCGTCGTCGTTGTAGAGGCTTCTACAGGCTTCGTAGTATTCTTCGGGAAGTAGTCCTCCCAACACTTTTTCCGCCTTAACAGGTCCAATACCTCCGATGCCGCTGATATTGTCGCTGCGATCTCCAACCAGACTTTGTATAAAAAGAGCTTTAAGACCTTGGTCATGTGTGACTTCCTGGTGTATCTTCTTAACGAAGTTGTAGTGTTTACCTGGGATCTGGAGTAGATCTTTGTCGATGCTACAGATGACTGTTGTTCCATGTGTCTTGTCTTGATCGACACCTAGCTGGTCATCTGCTTCAAAGCCATCACACACAACAGCTTTGTGTTGCATCACCAAATAGTCCCTAACTGCTGCCCAATGCTTAGGACGGTTGTCAGGACGGTTAGCCTTGTAAGTTTCTGTAAGCTCCCTACGGAAGTTACCCTTACCTGTCAGGTACACGCTGTATTCCGTGCTTCCTGTGTCTGCAATGATGTCTTGCATCATCTGATCGGCTCTAGCACAAGCTATCCAAACTTCATCTTCTTCTGCTGATGCTGCGGCTCTATAAACCACAATGTCACCATCTACTAATGCTTTCATACCAATCCTCTATAGTTCACTATAAAAAGGGGAATCTCGATTTGGGCTTAAATAACATGTTAAGGAAAGACAGAAAACTTAACACATCACCATCCTCGAATGCTGGCTTAACGATTCCCAAAACCTTATGCTGCTGTTTCTGGTGGTACTACTTCCAGGTTTTCTTTCATAGCTTCTGCCATGTCAAGGTCACCTGCTGTGTAAGCTTCAAACTTACGAGCAAAAGCAATAACCAAGTCCAACGTTGTAACTTCCAACTCAAAGGGTTTCTGACCCCTTGCAGCAATGTAAAGGTCTGTTGCCCTAGCTAGTGCGTTCTGACGAACGATTGCACGATCACCGTGCAAAGCTGGGATAGGAAAGACCTTGTCTTTGTAACCACTGCTGTAGGCCGCTTTGGGAGCGGCTGCTGCTTGTGGCGCTGTCGCGCTACTAGTAACTGTTACCGTTGTTGCGCTACGGCTAAGGATTTTGACTGCTTTAGTCTCAACACCATAAGTACCACTGACACCATCAAACTCAACGTCATACCCAGGTTGAACACCAGGATCTTTGAAGCCACACTTGATCCAAGTACCAGCAATCTTCATCGAGTAAGTTGGCTTAGGACCAAACTTAGTGTTGACTTCTTTGGTGGATACTTGTTCAACAATACCTGTTTGCATAGTC